ACAGCGTAGATCGCATCAACGGCACCATCCGCCGCCTCACCTACTGGCCCACCCGCCTCCCGAACTCCACGCTGCAATCCATAACCCAATAGTCGGCAACACTAATCTCCTCCCATGACCACCTACCTGCGCTTCCCTGACGAGCCCACCGGCATGGCCGCCCTGGAGGGTGCCGGCTTCACCACCACCGACGAAGACGGCAACACGGTGGTCATCACCGCCAGCCACACGCACGCGATCGACGTGGTGGGCCTGATCCACATCGGTGGCGAATACGACCCCGAGTCCGGCGAAGTCATCACGCCGCCCACCCTGCTCGAAGGCTGGCACGTCAATTTCCGAGGCGACCTGCCCGCCGGCTGGGACAGCTACGTCGTCAGCCCCGAGCATCCCGTCCGGGTGTTCGCCACTGCCTCGCAACCCGAGACCATGGTCAGCGCCGACGGCACCCTGCTGGTGCGTGCCCGTGATGAGCTGGGCCAATACGTCGGCGACGACCCGAGCACGCCGGACGTGAATGAGGCGTGGATTCCCGCGTAGACCCATGCCCCGCCAGCTCGAAGTCACCGCTGCTGCCGTCGCCCTGCTGGTGACCCTGGTGGGCGGCACGGTGGCGATCGAGAACCGCTACGCCAAGGCGCAGGACGTGCAGCAGCAGCTCAACAGCCTGTACGCGAAGCAGCTGAAGCTGCGGATCATGGAGCTGCAGCTCAAGCCACCACCGCTCTCGGCTGCCGATCGGGCGATGCTGCTGCACCTGCAGCAGGAGCTGAAGGAAGCGACGGAGTGACGCCCCGAAGAGCGGGCGTCTAAGACCTTGGATGTGCTAGGAAAGATGCGGGCCGGCGAGTTGCACCTCCCGACCCGTGACCGATCTGCCTGAACAGAACGATGGCATCAGCCTACCCCGCAGCCATTGCTGCGCCTTCGATCTCCCTGTGCTCAGCCTGGGAGAGGTTCAAGAGTGAGCGAGCGATCTCGCTCAGTGCCACAAGCCTCTGCACCGACTACCAGCAGGTGACCCGCTGGCTGTCGCGCTGCCCCGTCCAGGACGTCACCGAGGGCCGCCAGGTCCTCCTGTGGGTGCTGGGCCAGCAGCCCCTCCAGAGCGCCCGGCGGGTGACCATGTTTGTGCGGTCCATGTACCGCTGGGCGGCCAGCGATGACGTGGGCCTGCTGCCCCGCAATCCCGTCGCGAACTTCAAGCTGCCCAAGGCCCCCCAGCGGGACCACGAGGTGAGGATCATTCCCCGGGAGGAGGTGCCCATCCTGATGGGGGCTCTGCAGCAGGGGACAGCCGGCGGACCGAACTGGTCGCTCTATGCCGAGTGGATGATGCAGACCGGCATGCGCACCGGTGAGGTGCGGGCCCTGCGTTGGGACGACATCGACGGCCCTCGAGTGCGGGTTCACAGCAATTTCACCCTCACCCACGGCCTGAAGAACTCCACGAAGACCAACCGGGCCCGCTGGGTGCCGATCAACGCGAAGGCCGCGGCCGTCCTCGAGCGGTTGCCTCGCGAGGATGACTTCATCTTCCCCTGGAACCGGGCCACCTTCCAGAAGGTGTTCCGCATGCGTGTCGACCGGCTCTTCACCGCCGGCCAGCTCTCTGCCCGCTACCGACCCTACGATCTGCGGCACGTCGCGATCAGTCGCTGGCTGGAGGCCGGCATTCCGGTGGCCCAAGCCGGGCAGTGGGCCGGCAATACCAGTGAGGTGATCTGGAAGCACTACGCCAACACAACCAAAGATTGGGAAATGCCGGTACTGTGAGGCCATGCAGCGATCGAGCCGGGCACTGTCCCGGCTTTTTTGTGCCAGGCCGCGGCGATAACGTGAATCAACGCCCCTGAAACGTGACTGACTCCGAGTCCCCGATGTTGGCCGTGGTCGATCGACTCGGGAAGTTGGAAGGCCTCTTGGTGGGCCTGCAGAACTCGATTTCGCAAGGGCAGGCTGCAACTGCCGCTTTCATGGCTCGGGTGGAGCGGCTTGAGCAGCGGCAAGTTGAGCTCGAACGCAACATGGTCACCACGGCCCACATCGCGGAACTGAGCAGAAAGGTCGACTCTTTGGTGAGCTCGGATGCCTCACGTCGCGGTGCCACTGGTGCTGTGCAGTGGAGCATTGGCCAAGTCGTGGGCATTGCAGCTGTCTTGATCGCTGGGCTGACCCTGGTCGGCATCGGGGTCAATCGCGAACGGCTACAGACACCTCATACCCCAACCCAGCAATCACGATGACACTCTCTTCTCCGCCTGAAAACCTCGAAGTTTTCATTGGCTTCGGACTCTTCATCTTGTCAGAGCTAATTGGCATGTCGAAGGCACGGGATAACTCCGTGCTGCAGCTGATCTTGCACATGGGCCAGGAGCTCTTCCCTTATGAGCTCCATCGCCGCGAGCCGGCAAGCCGCACCAATCGGCCGCGGCGCCGCCGGGCATCAAACGGACAGTTCACCAGCGGCCGGAACGATGCGAGCCGGGATTGACCTTGTCATTGGCTTTCTGGCGATGGGCCTGGTCGAGGCCCTCGTGAAGCCGATCGCCAAGCGCTTTGTGCAGCGGCGCCTGCTGCGGCATGCGCCTGCTGTGCTGACCTTTCTCGATCATCAGATGCCCACCCTGCTGATGGCCTACCGGGGGCATGAGCTCGAGCAGGTGGTCCGCACCCAGCTGGAGAAACTGACGGGTGAGAGCTGGGAGGGCGCCAATCTGGATCCCCTCTTTCAGCTGTACGACCCGCGCATCACCGCCGACCGGCTGCACTCCCCTCAGTAGTCCCACTGCGCCGAAGGGGTAGCTCCGCCGCCTGGCACAAAGCCACCGCCATCGGTGTCGAGGTGGATGAACCCCCGCCGGCGCCCATCGCCGAGGCCCCCCCGCCAGCGGGGGCGAATCCACTGATAGAACTCCTCGAGGCCGCGGCTGCCGCTGCTCGGGTAGATGTCCATCGCGCGGCCGGACACATGGCGGGAGTTGGGCACGCCGCCAACCTGCTGGTTGATCGGTTCAGGCCGGTAGAAGCTGGTCACCCCGAGGGGGCCTGCCCAGGCCTGTCGTATCCGCTGGAACTCCGCCGCAGTCTCGAGGATCCGCTTCCGAACTGAGGCATCAGGCCCGGGGATGCGTCGGCGGTCCCACTGCAGGATTTCGCCGACTGTCAGGTTGGGCGTCACGAGGCAGTCGAAGTTGCTCCAGTCGACGTCAGCCACCAGGGCCTCCCCCACCGGCTGGATGACCCTCCAGTGGGGGAGGAACACATGCCAGGTGCCGGCACCAGCAGCCAGCTCCACCCGGGCGTGGGCATCACCGGGGAGCTCGGTAAGCGCGCGCACTCCATACCGGCGGCCCCGGTGAGCGGCCAGCTTCCCTTTCTCACTCAGTTCGGCAGCCTGGATCGGCTTCTTCTTCAGCCAGGTGTTCTGCACCGCCTCGAGCGTGAACAACGGCTTGTCGTCACCTCCGCCAGCAGCGGGCCCTGCGGCCGCGGCCTTCATACCTTTCCGCCAGAGCTCCCCCTCGGCGGTCCGGCGCCGCCGCAAGCCCTCCTCAAAGCTGCTGCCAGGGTTGCGGTACAGCAGCAAGGCTTCGGGCACCTGGGCCCACTCGCGGTTGCGGAGCCGTCGGCTGATCGTCTCGAACCCTTCAGCCCCGTAGAACTCCCAACCGAGGTTGAAGGCAAAGCTGATGAGGGCACCCTGCTGTTCTTCACTCATCTCCTCCCAGTGGGGGATGAGTCGGAGCTTGGGCAGGATCCGCAACTCGATCGTCCAGGCCAGCATCTCATCGGCGACTGCTTGGCTGATGCGATCGCCCTTCTTGACTGGCTCACCATCGAAATGGTTTGTGTTGCCCCACCCGATCGTCCAGAAGCCGGCAGGGCAGCGGTAGGAGGTGAGATGGCAGCCCTCAAACTCCTTCAGCAGCTCAATGCCAGCTGAATACAGCTTCAGCGCATCAGAACGAGGAGTCATTGAACGTCTGCCTATTCGCCAATCTAGGAATGGTCAATAGGTGTACCGAATCCAGCAGCGGCGGAACACCACCATCCCGCGGCTGTCGACCGGTGCCCGCAGGGGGATGTTGAACATCTCGGCCGAGGCGATCTGCTTGTTGCCATTCAGGTAGATGACGGCGCTTGCCTCGAACGGCTTGCCGGGCACCTGGTAGAGGTGGATGCGTTCTGACCAGGCCGGGCATGGGTTGCGTTCCATCGTGCTGAGCGCAAAGGCCGGCTGCTCTTTGAGGCCTAGCTGCAGAGCGCAGGGCGGCAAGGCCTCGAGCTGCAGGTGGTGCATGAGCATCGGCTGGCTGACCCGCCAGCGCATGGCCATCTCACCGCCCTCCAGCGCATCCCAGAGCTCATAACCCTCCAGCAGCCACTGGCCTCGCAGCAGATCCATCGGCAGGGGGATCTGGTCGCGATTGGTGTGGCCCAACGCGCAGCCGTGATCCTGAAATGTCCCAGCGTTGAGTGAGATTCGCTTCCCGATCGGCCGCGGCCTGCTGTTCTGGTCCTCAGCCTGTGTGCGACCGGCCAGCTGCAGATACCAGCTGTTCTTCCCGTCGATTGTCATCGGCATCATTTGGCAGCCTGGAGCGGATGAGCCTTTCGAGCGTTGGCAGCCAGATCTCATGTTGACGGCAGAGCATTCGCTCAGTCAGTGCGACCAGGGCCCAGCCATCCAGCTGCGCGGCGAGCGCCTTGATGGCATCGCGTTCGATGCCGGTCCCACTCGAGTGGCCGCTCTTCACCCACTGGCCCCCTTGCACCTCGAGCGCAACACGGGCGGCCGTCCAGGCGAAGTCAGCTTTCATTGCAACGGCGCGGGTGGCAAGGCCGCGGCGCACACGTTCCCGGGCCCATTCCCGCCAGGCCGGGATGACCAGCTCACGCTCAAACGGCAGCTCTGGGTAGCGAACGACCCACTGGCTGGCAAAGCGATCCTCGAGATGGGAGCGCTTCATCCGTCGCCGATGGGCATCCAGGGCGTGAGGCGCTGCTGCAGCTGCATCAAGCTGCCGGAACAACAGGCCGCGGCCACCTGCAGGGCCGGACCGATGCTGTCTGCCGACAGGAGGCCGTGGTTGAGGCCGAGCATGAACTCCACAAGGCTGCAGGCGGAGGCCATCTGATCCGGATTCAGGCGCGGCAGCTGCAGCTCCATCCAGGAGGGGAACGTGTGATCTGGCCATTCAGAAGGCCGATCGATGATCACCAGGCGTCCATCGGCTGTGATGGCGCTGTGGTCGAAACGAGCGACGAGTGGGATGGCACGATCGGCCTCCACGATCGAACCGGCAAACGGAGCATGGAGCACTCCAGCGCCGACCCGGACCTGGTAGCTATTCATGGTCGTAGAAGATCTGAACGTGAGCTGAAGGAATGCCTGACAAAAAGCGGAAGGCCTCCTGCCACCGCTTGTCGGCTACTTGGAACCGCCGCGACCGTCTGTGTGACCCGACGCGCCAGATCAGTTGCAGCGTCGCATCAGAACGGGATGTCGTCATCGTCATCGAAGGCTTCGGCCTGCCAGGCGGCGGGCTGTGCGGGCTGTGCGGACGGGGGAGCAGCAGGAACATGGGAGTTATTGCGGGAGGGATCAGGGGCCCGCCGCACGGGCGGGTGTGGCGCCGGCCGGGCTGCCGTGGTTGTCGTGGTGTCGCTTTGGCGGGGCTGAGCCGATGGATCCAGCCGGGCCCGCAGCCGGGTCCAGCTGCCAGTCATCTCGGAGCCGTTGAGAAAAAATGTCACCGTGGAGGCCTGGTGCTCTTCGCCATTGCGATCGCGCCAAACCTTGGGCTTGCGATCAGCAGGCCGGTTGCGCAGGTAGTCGCAGAAGGCATCGATGTCCTCCTGGGCAATGGTCACCGAAACCCTGTGGGTGGTGGGATCGCGCAGCTCCCAGCCGTTGCGGGAGAATAATTCGGCTTCTCGTTGGAGCTCCTGTTGACTCATCAGGTTGATGGAGCCGGAGAGGTAGATCATCGTGTTGTGGTGCGAGCCTGGGCAGGACGAGGGGCTGTCCCCTGGCTAGCTGCGGCAGCTGGAGGCAGGTTTCTGGAGCGGTTGCCCGCACTGGCACCATCGTCGTCATCCTCGGCCGCGGCGATGCCGAGCACCATGAACAGTCCGTAACGACGGGCCATGGTCGACGCCCCAGCCCACTGCTGCAGGCTACTGATCAGGGTGTTCTCCTTGATCAGCAGAGGTACATCGCAAGAAATCCAGCCACCACCCTTGTGCAGGAGGTAGGTCCGAATAAACGATTGGCCATTGAGAACAATCTCTCGATGGAAGTGAGCCAAACCATGAGAGCCGGCGGATCGAGCGATCTCGCTCACCGCAGCAATATCTGCGTAGCGATAGCTGACTTTTCCACCGTTGCGGGTTTCAATGTTTGCCGTCTGCCCCTTTTCAAGAGGGGCAGCTGATACCTGCCAATCTGCCAGAGCAGCAAACAGCAGAGCTTGCTGATCTGGTGTGGGTTGGTATCCGACAGCACCATCAACGCGATCAGCGTGGTCGCTGTGATGACCCTGCGCGATCTGACTGGCGATGACATCCATACTCTCTTGTAGGATTTCAAGGCCTGCTGTGCGGTCTTCCAGGATTTTGAGCCCTGAAGCCAATCCTCTAATCTGTGATTGAGTCTTGGCGGCCCATTCGCCCATGGCGTCAATCCGGGTCTTCAGTTCTTCCGCTCCTTCGGAAGCCTTCGGCTCAATTTCTGCTTGTGGCTGGTCACCGGTTGCTGCAACCTGTTCGGGTCGCGCGACTGGATCACCACCGGCCACCGGCGATGGGGTGCTGAACTCCATGATTCGCTGTCCGTTCAGAAGGATGGACGGCGCCAACCCTACCAGCTATCCAGGATCTTGAACGCAATGCCCGATCGACCTGCCCGCCCCGCCGAACCCACCTGTCGCGTGGTGGCGCGCCTTGAGGAGCGGCTCACCCACGCCGGGCGCATCTGGCGATTCGTGTCCAGCAGTGAGGGCGTCGTGGATCACGCATGGCAGCAGCGGGAGCGCCTGCTGCAGCTCAGTGAGGGAGCTGCAGCCCTGGAGATCTGCTGGGAGCCGGTTGATGGCTCAAGCCCCGTAGAACTCAGCCATGCCCCTCAGCTGCCTGTCTTGCCCGGCTGAGCTTCGCCAGGGCAATCTCCACCGCCGCTGCTTCGTCCTCGACTTGCTCAGCGCTCCATGTGGCGCGGCCCTGGGCCACGTCGCGCACCTTTGCCAGCCGCTGCTGGTCTGAGGTGGGGTAAACCGACACGAAGCGGGCCCAGTCATCCACCAGGTCGAGCCCTGCCTCCACCATCCCCTGCCGGATGCGTCGAGCCAAGCTGCGGCTCTGTTCGTTCGCTTGCTCCGGCGTCAACTGCACCACGCTCATCGGCGGCTGCAGCAGCCCCAGGTAGACCGCCAGCATCTCCTCCGGTCCATAGGGGCCATCGGAGTCCTCCACCACGGTGGCCTGCAGCGCCTTCTCGGCCAACCTCGGGTCGAGGGGAGGGCTGATCCGGCCGCGGCGGATGTCGGCCAGCCATGTGTTCAGCATCCCCAAGGTGTCGAAAACCACCGAGCCGACGTTCTGGGCCTTGCCCCGTTCGAGGGTATGGATCTGAGAGCTGTAGAGCCGCCGGACCGTCGCAACGGCATCAAAACCACCATGGGTCGCGGCCTTGGAACGCTGCGGCGCCACTTTCGAGTGGGCAATGGCTGTCGTTGCACGCCACACCACACCGTTGGCGACCACTAGTTCGCCCCGTTGGTAGGCCCGGGGCAGCCAATCCGGCACCCCTGGTGCCAGGTCGTTACGCATCGCTGCCTCGCACAGCCCCTCCAGGTCGCTGAACGACAGTCCAGATCGGCTGCGCCACGCCCGCAGCATCGTCAGAAAGGCCCCCCGGCCCTCCTCATGACGCTCCAGGCGCTCCTGCTCGTGGGTCACAGACGCATTCTTCATTCGCTGCAGTCTCTCAGAGCCTCTTGGTTGATGCCGTTCTGAACCGTAGACCCGACCTAGACTCATTCAACGCAATCAGTACGGTGCGCCACCCTGCGCTGGCATGAACGGCTGCTGGTCCAGCTCCTTGTACGCAGTCCTCGCGTCGACGCAGTCCTTGTTCTGCAGTTCCCCGGCGCCAATGCAGCGGAACGTCGCGTTCTGACAGCACGCGTGCTGAACAGCCTGCAGAACAGAAGCCAACTCGAGTCGTTGGAGCGCCTTTACCGCAGCGATCCCTAGAAGGCCGCGGCCTTTGTCGTGGATGAAGCTGGCGGCCCGTCCAGAATCCTGTATGGTCTGCGCGCCTTGCGTTCCAACGAGGGGTCACGCGGCGCAGCCTCGTCAATTTCTGGTGCCATCACCCGATGGCCACCGAATCTACAAAGGATCCTGAGGCCGCGGCCGCTCTGCAGTTCGATGCTTGCGGAAGGCAGACAAGAAAAAAGCCGGCGCGACTTCTACTTCACGCCGGCGATGACTTGAACCACATCCCAATCCTAGCAAATGAACCAACAGTCAGATGCGCTGAAAAGCGCTGGCATTCGCATCAACGTCTCCAGTCAATCCAGCTACTGCAACACCGTCACCATTCCGAATGCAACGGCGCAGGATGCCTCGTTGAGCTGGGCGGCCCGGGGCCTGTTGCTGTTCATGCTCTCGATGCCCCCCAACTGGGATTTTCATGAGCACGACTTGGTCAACCGCAGCCCACAAGGGCGGGATGCCCTGCGCTCGATCGTCCGTGAGCTCGAGGCCCATGGCTTCCTGGAGCGTCACCAGGCTCGAGACGACCAGGGCCGGCAGGCCGCGGCGCAATGGCGGGTGTGGGATCGCCCCCAGCATCAGCGCGACACGATGCCAGCACCGTTGACGGGAAAGCCGTCGACGGAAAACCCGTCCACGGATAAAAGCCCTGTCACGACTGCAAGGTCACCGCGGACGGAAAAGCCGTCAACGGTCGAAATGGCACCGTTGACGGGAAAACCGTCGACGGCCGAACCGTCGACGGAAAACCCGTCCACATACAAAAAAAACAATCTAGAAATAAAACCAATACCCCCCCTTACATCCCTTCGGGATGTTCCCCCCCACCGGGGGGAGCGCATTCAGCCCGTCGACCCGGACCCGGTCATTCAGGCCTCAGATCAGACCCTGGCCACGTCCATCGACCAGGACGCATCGCCAGAGGCCTCCAGCAGCCCCAGGAAGGCCCCTCAACGTGCCGCCGCGGCTACTGACACCACCAAGCCCTCCAGAGGCCCCTCACAGGGCCGCAGAGCGCAGCGGTCTGCTGCAGCGGCCCTTCCCGACTTCGCCGAACCTGTCCGCCACCTCCTCGAGGCCTGGTGGCGACTGCGCCGCAAGCGGCACAAGACCCAGGCCGCGGCCGATCCCGCCCTCACCCCTCGCTCCATCAACGCCCTGGCTCTCGCTCATGAGCTGGGTGTGCTGCAGCAATTCGCCGAGATTGCCGCCGAATCCGGGTGGCTCAGCCTCGGCTTCAACGGCCATCGCGAATATCTCGCGAAGTTGGCCGCGGATCTGAATGACGCGCCAGGCCATCCAAGATCCTGTATGCTCTCGGGTCAGATGGGACGGGGCCCCGCGCTCCGTTCAACAACTCGGCAGGCCGATGCCGCCGAACGTGCCATTGCCATGTTTTCCGCCCCTGAACCACCCTCCGTCGGAACATGCTCACCGCTCCCGATTTCATCAACTGCCTTGCCGGCCTGATCGAATCGCTGCCGCAGCACAAGGCCCTCTCAGAACGTGGTCTCGCCTTCGCCTGGAGTTCATTCCCGCCGCAGGCCAAAAGAGACCTCTCCCCCGATCACCTGGCCTTTGCAGCGATGCAGAGACTCATCGATCCGGAGCCTCGTCAGCAGCTGGCCATTCACATCCAGCTGTTGGCCTACCTCTACCCCCTCCACAACGGCGTTCCTGCCGTCCACCAGGGCCTTCGGTCTGATCTGCGCGATCGCCTGCAGCAGCCCTCGCTGTTCCACCCCCTGACCACCCTGGCGGCCCACCTGCCGGCTCTTCCACCCGTTGAGCCCAGCCAGCTACCGCAGGAAACCCCCGACCAGCGCCGCCGACGCCTCACGGCCCTGCTCCGCCAGACCGCGGTGGCCCCATGAAGCCCATCGACGATCCCGGCCGCCTTCTCGCGCGCTTTGCCCTGGATGGCCGCATCAGCCTCGAGGCCCTCGATCAACCCACCAGCAGCTGGCGCGTCCTTGCTGCTGATCAGGACACCGCCAACCGCCGTGCGCAACGCCTCGGCCGTGCCCTCCCCTACCCAGCACCGCTGCCCTGGCGCAACCTCGCCCGCGAGTGGATCGAGGCCCATCGGCAGGAGTGGGAAGCCCTTCTCCTCCAGAGCCTCAACACCGAGGACGTCACACCCCTCCCACCCCTGCTGCCATGACCACAGACGTCCCTCCCCGCTGGCTTCCTGATCTCCCCATCACCTGGAACGGTCACTGCTTCCTGCTCAAGCCCTCCAGTCCCTACGCGGAAGCCAAGCCCATCCAGCAGACCTTCGAGCAGGTGACCAATGACGTCCACCATCCCCGTCATCGCATCCAGCGCCGCTCGCCCGAGGTGCGCCGTGCCCTCTGCGCCACCCTTCGCTCCGCCTACCACCCCATCCAGGGCGGCCGCGGCCCTTGGGTGCCTGATCACCCCTGCTACACGCCGTTCCGCTCCACCATCGGCCCCCTGCTCGAGCACACCCTCTGGCAGTCCCATGCGGTCATCGCCGCACCGTTCATCGCCTTCCTCCCCCGCAGACCCATCGCTGGATTCATCGACGCGATCGTTCAGCACCCTGAAGGCGACATCGGCGTCGTCACTCTCCACACCTGTCGCCGCGAGGATCACCTCGTCTCTGCAGCACGCACCGAGCTCGGTGGCCTCATCGCTGCACTCGCCGACCACCAGGTCGTCTACGTCAAGCACGCCATCACCATCTGGGCCTCACCCGGCAACACCGAGGTCGAATACCACCACCCGGACATCTGCCTCAGCCACTGGGTCGACGCAGTCGACCTCGCACAGTTCACCGCCAAATTGACCTTCAGGCCCCAGGGCAGTGCTGCAGCTGATCACGCACCGGCAGATCCAGCAGGCATCCGCTGATGCAGATCCCGAATCCCTTCGCATCTGGGTCGCACTTCTCTGCACGGCCGCCGCCTGGTGCGATCCAGCCACCGATCAGATCACCTCCCCGCCCCTCGCCCAGTTCTTGCGACTTCATGGCGCAGGCCGCGGCCTCACCCTTCACCCCGCGCTCGCCTCCATCCCCTTTTCCGCTCTCACCTCACTCGCCCTCCTCGCTTCCAACACCGATGCCTTCCCCCAAGCCACCCGTCTCCATCCTTCCCGCCGGCACGATCGTCACCCGCCAGGCCCGCGGCAAGAAGCCCATCCACGATCAGGGACGAATCGTGGACTCGTTCACGACTTCGGATAAGCTCGGGCGACGTCAGATCGTTTACCGGGTCCAGATCCTTGAATCTGGCCTGGTGCGCGAATGGCCCGGCCCCCACTGCGTCGTTGTGAGCCCTGCTCCCGCCTCTGCCTGATGAATTGGACCGCGATCCTTGAGCGCGCCGGCATTCCGGACTCACCTGGCCGCAGCCAGGCCGCTGCCGCTGCGCTCGATCGCGCCGCCCGTCGTGCCGCAGCCCGCAAGGGGGCAGACAAGCCCCCTGCCAACACCCGACAACGCCCTCCCGCTTCCTGATCCATGCGCCAGACCCTGGAGCCACCCGATCGGCCGCCCCTCACCGTTGGTGAGGCACTCCGCCGCATCGCCAACGAGGAGCTCGAGCGCCGCCGGCTTTCAGCGCAGCACCACTCTCATCGTCTCGCTGCCGAAGCGGTACTCGACCCGTTTCACGAACTGCAGGAGGACCGGTCGCAGGGTGGCTACTGACGTGAGCATGAACACCCTCTCGTTCGACAGCAGCTCCTGGTAGTCAGGTGTGAGCCATGGATCGACGATCCGGTCCATCCGCATGATTGCGATCTGATCCCGCAGCGCCAGGATCCCCTTCCGCAGGTTCGGCACCCCCTGGCCATCAAGGTCCTCGAGCTGCCGCAACTGCTCCTTCAGCTTCGCCTCCTCCGGCGGAATCTCGATAGGTGCATCGGCCGCGGCGATCTCCGCCATCTTCTTGGCCTGCTTCGCCAGCACACGCGCCAGTTCCCGGCGGATCACCTCCTCACGCACGGTGTTGAAGCAAAACTTGCAGCGCTCGTTGCGGCACTGATACCGAGCTGCATGCGTCGGTCGCCGCTGCGTCTTCCAGCCCATGTTCTTCCCGCAGGTGGCGCACTGCAGCAGGCTGGTCAACAAATGCGCCTTGGGCCCTTTCCGCTCTCGAGTCTTTGTCTCACGGCGAGATCGGTAAAACCTCATCGCCGTCTCGTACTCCTCGGTGCTGATCAGCCGCGGCGCACGGCCCCACTCCACCCGCTCCCATTCCCCGATCTTTCCGCGCCCATACCCGATGCCACCGCGCAGCATCGGATTGCGAACCCAGTTCATCAGTCCCGTCGGACTGGGCAGCCATGGGAAATCATCCGGCAGCCTTCTCACCGTGGTCGAGACCGCCATCTGATCCGCCAGGGCCTGCTCGAACAACCACCGTGCTTGGTTCCATGTCTCTGGATCCATCGCCGGCTGCGCATCCACCACTCGATAGCCGAACGGCAGCTTCCCCCTCGCCAGAAATCCCGCCTCCCGACGCCGCCGAATGCCATCGGCACTCTTCAGCCCGATCATGCGCGACTGAACCCTGTTCATCAGGCTCGTGACTCCACTGCTCACCAGACCATGGATCGTCTGGCTCTCCCACACCTGGCCGAACATGTCGCGCACCTCTGTCCCGGCCGCGGCGCATTCCTCCAGAAATTGCATGTCTGACCCATCCCTCGCCAATCGGGACAGGTCGACCATGAGCACCCGCTTCACCCGCCCCTGGGCCACCAGCAGCCGCAGCTCCGTCCACCCGGGCCTGTGACCCTTCGAGGCGCTTCTCTTCTCCGCGATCACCCGATCGACACCCGCCCGCTCGAGGTCCGCCACCTGCCCCTCGAGGCTGATGCCTTGAGCCTCCTGGGTCGTCGATACCCTGGCATAGCCCACGGTCAGACCGAGGGTGCGGCCCTGATCACGCATGGCGCCTGGCCTCCCGGAGTGCCGTGGGGTCATAATCACAGCACACCTCCGAGTGCTTCGCTTATGAGCCCACGGTCTGTGGGGGGTAAAACCCAGTCGGGGCAAGGGATTTCAGCGAATGAGGCACATCCGCAGCTTGTCTCTCTGTCTCAGCTGAGACCCGATACGAGGAATGCGAGGAAGCGCACGGAGCGCTCCGCCTCGCTGATCGAAAAGAGCCTCTCCGAGTTCGGTGCTGCCCGCTCGATCGTCGTCGACGAGGCCGGCACCGTCCTGGCCGGCAATGGCACCCTCGAGGCCGCCGCCTCCATCGGCATCGAACGGGTGCTGGTGGTGCCCTGTGACGGCAACACCCTGGTGGCGGTGCAACGCACCGATCTGGATGACAGGCAGAAGCATCGCTACGCGATCGCCGACAACCGGGCCTCTGATCTGTCTGAGTGGGATGCGGCCACCCTGGCCAGCCTGCAGGAGGAAGATCCGGACATTCACCTCGACAGCTTCTGGACCGGTGATGAGCTGGATGAGCTCATGGCTGGTCTCAATCAAGAGGAGCCCGAGGAAGAGACAACTGGCAGCCAGGGCAAGATGGAGGTGAAACTCGAGTTCCAAGACCCGAGCGATTTCGACACTTTCCTGCAATCATTGCAGCAGCTCTCGGCTGCACTCCCGAAGATCAGCAGAACTGAGCAGCGGCTTCAGTACATCCTCGATCAGTTCTTGAGTGGTGGCTAAGAAGGAGAACCTCCCTATCAAGCGCCGCTCGACGAAAGCAGAGCGTGAGTACCGGATTCGCAAAATCATGAATCTGATCAAGCTGGGTTGGGACTCCAACCAGCTGAGGGACTTTGCCCTGGAGGAGTTCGGCCTGAAGGAGACGGGTGCCCGGGCCCTGGTCGATGCCGCCTACGACACGATCGTGACCGGCATGAGCTCCTACGACCGCAAGCGCATCGCCGCCATCTGTTTGGTGCGCTTCGAGAACGCCTACCGGCTGGCCGCAAGCCAGCGGAACCCGATGGCCATGATTCAGGCGAACGCGCAGATCGCCCAGCACTGGGTCAAGCACGCCCCCGAGATCACCTACAGCGAGCAGCAGGTCGCAGACCACGATCCCGAGGAGGACTTCTGAGCCATGGCCCTGCGGAACCAGCAGCTGCGCGCCCGCGGCTTCTCAGGCCCGAGCCTGTCCGACTGGTATCCGGATGAGCCCCTGGTGCCGGAGACCAGCCGCAAGGTCCGCCCCTGGGACACCCTCCCGAAGCAGTGGCCGAAGTTCGCCCACGAGACCCTCGTGGCCTCCGGCGGCAAGTACGTCCCCTTCGACGCCTACGCCTACCAGGTCGACCTGGTGCGGACGATCCGGCGCTGCACCAACACCTACGTGCTCAAGAGCCGCCAGACCGGGGTGAGCGAGACGGTGATCTCCTACATGCTCAGCCAGGCCATCCGGAAGCCGGCCTGGACCGGGGTGGTGTTTAGCAAGACCGGTGACGACGCCTCAGAGCTGGCTGCGCGGATCAAGGGCCAAGCTGCGACCTTGCGGGACCGCTGCCCGAAGTTCAGCAAGGACTCGATGCGCAAGATCGTGTTCGACGGGGCCGGGTCTCTCCACTTCCTGCCGCCGACCGAGCGGGCCGCCCGGGGCATCCCGTCCGCCAGCTTCATCCTGTTTGACGAAGCGGCGTTCATCGACAAGCTGCAGGGCATCGAGACCGGTGCGCTGCCCACCACCTCGATGTTGGGCGACGCTGCCAGGCATGTCTGGGTCACAACCCCCAATGGCCGCAGTGGGCCCTTCAGCGATCACTGGCAGGAAGACCACGGGGAGGTGGTCATCGATCCGACCCCCATGGGGGCCTCGAAGGTGCCGAGGCTGCAGATCAGCCCCGACGGGCAGTTCGCGAAGGTCGCGATCCATTACAGCCAGCACCCCATCTACGGGGCCAGCCCTGACTGGGCCGAGAACACCCGGCGGCGGCGCCAGCTCACCCTCAAGCAGTGGCAGCAGGAATACGAGCTCGACTTTGCCGCCTCCGATTTCGAGATCTTCCCCCACGAGCTGATCGAGCTGGCCGAGGCCTCCGGCGGCTGGGAGAACCCCAAGCGGGGCCACTGCTACGTCATGGGCATCGACCCCAACGGCGGCGGCAACGACAATTTCGCCGTGGTCGTAGTCGATGTGTCTACGAGCCCCTGGAAAGTCGTCGCCGGTTTCTACGAGAACCAGAGCAGCCGGGACTACGGGCTGCGCAACGCCGCCCGCCTGTTCGACCAGTACCAGCCCTCCCTGGTCACCGTGGAGAAGAACGGCGTCGGCGCCGCGGTCGGGGAGGCCCTCTGCATCCTCCGGCCCGAGGCCCAGGTGGAGGAGATCTCGACCAGCAACGTCACGAAGATCCTGATGACCGATCGGATCGTGCTGCTGCTCGAGCAGCAGGAGCTCACCATTCCGCCCAACAGCTACCTGGGCAAGGAGATGCGCGTCTTCCGCCAGACCGACAAGGGGAAGCGGGAGGCCGCGGCCGGCCAGCACGACGACGCTGTGATGGCCCTGGCCCTGGCCTGCCATGCCGGCTCGGTGCAGCGGCCCCTGGACTCCAGCTGGGTGGCGATGGTTTGATCTCGCCGTCCAGGTTTTTGGATGGTAGGATCGAGGCCGAGGCGAAAGCCTCGAAGAAATCGCCGGTGGCCATAGACCCGCAGTGACGGTCTGGCCGCCTTCCCCACAATCGGAGACAGAAAAATGCAGAAACTGCATACCCCCACCGCCGGTGATCTGGGCCGCATGGCCGGCACCCTGGTGCGCCACCTTCGCTGGCTGAACGATCAGATCGATTGGGCCGAGGTGGCCGCGATCGTGATCCATGGCCTCAAGATCCTGGTGGTGCTGACCTTGCTGGCCGGCCAGGCCACCCGCCGCGCATGGGATGGCCTCCCTGGCTTCAGCGAGCGCCTCGGGAAGGCCTACGCCGCCCTGCTGGTGCCCAGCACCCCCGGAGCCCCTCTGCCGGCCCTGCAGGCCCTGCCCCTGGTGCAGGAACTCGAGGTGCTGGCCGCGGCCGCCCGGGCCCTGCTGGCCGACTGGATCGCCCAGCGGCGCCAGTCCCTCGAGGCCTACCTGGCCCTGGCCTGACAACAACGCATCGCGGCGGCCTGGTGCCCCTGCAGGGCTGTTGCGATGCTCTTCTCACCCTCCCCCTGAACCACCATGAAAGCCATCCTCCTGGCCGCGGCAGCCCTGCTGGCTGCCCCGCTGCTCGGCCACTCACCAGCCAGAGCGCAGCTCTCCAGCGGCATGGACTGCAGCCAGTTCACGACGCCGAGCATCCTCGAGAGCTGCCTGGACACCCAGGCGATCGTGAACCGCCACAACCGCAGCTTCTGCGTTTCGCGCATCGATGCTGCCCGGCGCATGGAGGCTGCTGGCGTGCGGAACGCCTGGCTGCAGGTGCCGACTGAATGTCTCTACTGAACGATCACCCACAAGACAGGAGGACTAAGGGATGGCCAAGAAGCTGTTTGCCGTCGAGATCGTCTACAAAGCCTATGCATGGGCAGAAGACGAGGCGGAAGCGTGC